AATAACACTACAGACATTAACGGCGCTGTAGCAGATATTGCCACACAAAGCATTACATTTACTTGTAATTCTCCAATCGTAATTACTACTTCATAACAAACTAAGCAAAGGGGCTAAAACAATGGCAAAACTAAAAATAACAAGGGCTGACGGATCGGTATCTGAGCATCAGATAACGCCGCGTATTGAGTATGCCTTTGAGCTGTATGCTAAAAAAGGCTTTCATAAAGCTTTTAGAGATGACGAAAAGCAAAGTGATGTTTACTGGCTAGCCTGGGAGTGCATCCGCACTAGCGGCGAAACTGTACCTGTCTTTGGTCCGGCGTTTTTAGAAACTTTAGTAAAAGTAGAGGTGCTAGACGATAGCCCTTTGGAGTAGTGGGGCGCGGCAGCTTTGGCTACGTTATCGCGCAAATTGCCGTAGAGACAGGTATCGCGCCCCAAGCTTTATTGGACTTAGATAGCACAATGTTTGCTAATGTTATTAAGGTACTAAACGACAGATCAGAGGATATAAAAAATGCCAACAGAGGTAAAAGGCGCGCTTGAGTTACGCAAAGCACTTAAAAAGTTTACCCCTGACCTGGCTAAGGAAACACAAAAAGAATTAGGCGCTTTGCTAAAACCTATAACACAAAAGGCGCGTGGCTTTATACCTGGTGAAGCGCCGTTATCAGGTTGGGGCAAGGCAAGTATCAATGGCCGCTTTCCAGAGTGGAGTAGTAGCGCTGCAAAGCGCGGCATAGGCTACAAAACTACGCCATCTAGACCTAACAGGTCAGGCTTTAGGGCGTTAGCTCGTATTGTCAATAACAGCGCAGCCGGGGCAATCTATGAAACTGCTGGCCGCGTTAATCCACAAGGCCGCGAACAAGCGCCTATGGTCAAAGTCTTGTTACCTGGCCATGCTAATTTTGGTAAGTCAATTAGATCAGGCACTAAGACACAATCTAAAAGCAATAACCCTAATGCAGGTAAGCAATTTATAGACGCACTAGATAGAAACGGCCGCATAGTAGACGCTAATAACCAAGTAGGCGCGGGGCGTAGATCGCGCAAAATGAAAGGCCGAGCCATTTACAGAGCCTGGTATGAGGATGGCGGCAAGACAAACGCGGCAGTCCTCAAGGCCATAGCCGAGGCTAAAGTTAAGTTTGACGCAGCAGTAGGCAGACGCTAATGGCCGATCCAGCATTAGTTATAAGTTTAGCCGCCGAGTTTGTAGGCAAACCTGCATTTAAGCAAGCAGACACAGCTACTCAAAAACTTAGCAAAGGTGTTAAAAGTCTTGCTAAAAGTATTGGCGTGGCTTTTAGTGTTACGGCAGTATTGGCATACGGCAAGGCGGCAGTTAAGGCTGCAGCAGCCGATGAAAAGGCACAAAAGCAACTAGGACTAGCTCTTAAAAATGTAGGGCTTGGGCGCGATGCTGCAAGCTCTGAGGCTTATATACAAAAACTACAGAGTGAGTTTGGCATAGTAGATGACAAGTTAAGGCCTGCTTATCAGACCCTAGCGGTAGCCACGCGATCATCTAGTGAGGCACAAAGATTACTTAACCTAGCTTTAGATATATCCGCGTCCACAGGAAAAGATTTAGGTAGTGTTACTGGCGCTTTAAGTAAGGCTTTTTTAGGCAATAACACAGCACTAAGTAAATTAGGCGTAGGTATCTCTAAAGCTGATCTTAAAGCTAAATCTTTTGAGGAGATTACTAACGAGCTTGCTACTACTTTTGCAGGATCGGCCACAGCTGGTGCTAATACTTTCCAGGGTTCAATGGACAAACTGGCAGTCTCATCTGCCAATGTTCAAGAGATTATTGGCAAAGGTCTTATAGACGCCTTTAAGATGCTAGGCGATGACGGCAGCGTAGACAATTTAGCGGTACAGATGGAAAGCGTAGCTTTATATATTGCAGACAGTATTAGAGGCATAGGCGTCCTAGTAGGTTATATACAAAGTGCCTCAGATGCAGCAGCTAAAATACCTGGCTTAACCAAAATTACAGATGCTTTGCTAAAACTAAGCCCTTTATTTGGGGGTATAGCTGGACTTAATGCACTAGGGTCTAAAGCTGCTGCTGAGGCGGCACGTACTGGCGATACTGCCCAAGCTCTAGCACATTTAGCAGAGCTAGAGTCTCGTTATGCAAACGTCACTTTAGCCACAAAAAAGAAAATTACAGCTGAGGAAGCAAAGCAGCTTAAAGATAAAAAATTAAAACTGGCGATAGATAAGGCTAACTTAGCTTTAGGTAAGGGCAGCGATGTTTTTGACTTGGAAAAGATACAGCTAGCAGCGGCAGAAAGAAACGCAGCCGAGCAGCTAGGCAAGATAACTAGCCAGGCACAGCTGCTACAGATTACTAACGATCTAGCTCGCTTAGAGGTCAAAAAGTCTATTTTGGCCTTAGAGGATGCAATAAAAACAAACGATGTAGCAGCTATTACTAATGCAACGGCTAAACTTAACGCCGATCTTATGGTGCTAGGTGCTCTGACTGGTCAAAAGGTAAAACTAACTGAGATCAAAGACATACTGGCGGCAATAGTGCCTAAAGATTTAATTAACTTAGGCAACCTAGATGCTGCTATTGCTCGGTTACTTATGATCGCCTCTTTTGGAGATGGTAGCGGTATGAAAAGCCACGCTGCCCCTATTTTAGGCGATCCTAATGCTAGCCCTAAAGGTTTTCCTAGCGCTGCTGGTATAAATGCCGCCCTTGCAGCGGGTAGTTTTGTGCCTATTGTGCCCGGTACAGGCGGCGTATATGGCGGCTCATCTCGCGCGGGTAATTATGCGCCTAGTGGTTTTCCTGGTGCTGGTGGCGTAACTGTCATAGTCAATGCTGGCACTATCGCTGCACCGGATGATCTAGTAGTACTTATTAAAACAGCTATACAAGACCTTAACAGGGCCGGAGACTCTACTACTTTTGCAGGGGCTATAGCATGACAGTCCCAACACTCAACGCATTTATTAACTTTTCTACAGGGCCATCTTTTGCTCAGGCTATGATTTTAGATCAGGGCGTCCTAGATACAAACGTGCTAGCAGACAGCGTTTCAGTTATTGTAGACGTGTCCAATCAGATAGACAGACTTACAACTAATAGAGGCCGTAACGCGCAAAGCGATCAGTTTCAGACTGGAACAATGACGCTGCGGATCGTAGATCAAAACGGCGATTTTAACCCTCAAAACCCTAGTAGCCCCTATTTTGGTTTGCTCTCGCCTATGCGTAAAGTCTCTATAAGTGCTACCTACGCCAGCGTTACCTATCCAATCTTTAGCGGTTTTATTACTAGCTATAGCACTACTACGCCTCTCAACGCGCTAGACGTTGTGTATACAACTATTACAGCTGTAGATGCTTTTAGGCTCGCACAAAACGCACAGATCGCGACTGTGGCAGGTACAAGCGCCGGGCAGCTATCAGGCGCTCGCGTTAATGCTTTGCTAGATGCTATTGACTGGCCTGCCTCTATGCGTGACGTAGACGCTGGCTTGACTACTATGCAGGCAGACCCTGGCACAGCTCGCACAGCTCTACAAGCCTTGCAGACTGTCGAGATTAGCGAATACGGCGCTTTGTACATAGACGCATCCGGCAATTTTGTCTTTCAAGATCGCGCTCTAACTGCTAGCTCTGTATCTGCGCCAGCTGTAGAGTTTAACGATGACGGCACAGACATAGGCTATAGCAACGCTGTATGGATACTTAACGACTCTTTAGTCTATAACGAGGCTAACGTGACGCGCACAGGCGGCAGCGTACAAACTGCTAGTAACGCCGCTAGTATTGAAAAGTACTTTTTACACAGCTACAACCAGCAGAACTTACTCATGCAGACAGACGCCGTAGCCTTAGATTACGCGCAGGCTTACGTGGCTAGCCGAGCAGAGACAAGCGTGCGCTGTGACGCAATAACCCTAGATTTATACACAGATAACTACAACCTAGGCATAATTGCAGCCCTTGATCTAGATTTTTTTGACCCTATAACTATTACGACTAACCAGCCTGGCGCATCTACCTTGAGTAAAACGCTACAGATTTTTGGCGTGGCTATGAGCATGAGCCCTAATAGCTTTAAGGTAACATTTACTACGCTTGAGCCTATTATAGATGCTTTTATTTTAGATGATGCAATATATGGACTACTTGATACAGGCGTATTAAGTTATTAGAAAGGTAAGAAAATGGCAGCAGGACTAGGCTTTAAGACCTTTACGACAGGTGAGGTGCTTACGGCGGCAAACGTTAATGGATACCTTATGCAAGGGATCAACGTATTTGCATCCTCGGCAGCCCGAGCGGCTGCAATTACATCCCCTCAAGAGGGACAATATTCCTACCTCAAAGATACTAACGCTCTTGAATATTACGATGGTGCAGCTTGGGTAGGCGCCCCCGTAGGAGATATTACAAGCGTTACAGCAGGTACAGGTTTAACAGGTGGCGGTACATCCGGTGCTGTAACTTTGACTTTTGATCAAGATAATTACGGCGGGGGTCAATGGGCAGCGGGTAAAAACAAAATTATCAATGGTGATTTTAAGATAAACCAGAGAGGTTTTACAAGTAACACAACAGACAGTACCTATAATTTTGACCGCTTTTTTCAAGCTAACAGCGGAGGCACTTTTACCTCAACTCCTCAAACTTTTACTCCAGGTGCGGCACCGGTATCAGGTTATGAAGGCTCAACTTTTTTACAAGTAATTACAGCAGGTTCATCAGGCGCAAGTGATTTTGGAATTATTCGTCAAAGAATTGAAAGTGTTCGCACTTTTGCAAATCAAACTGTAACAGTTTCTTTTTGGGCTAAAGCAGGAACAGGAACTCCTAAGATAGCAACCGAAATTAGCCAAAACTTCGGTAGCGGTGGCAGTCCTTCATCTGCCGTTAATACAACAGGTGCGGCAGTTACGCTTTCAACTTCATGGGCTAGATATTCAACAACCATTGTTGTACCCTCAATTAGCGGAAAAACATTAGGAACTACAAACGATGGTTATTTGGAATTAAATCTTTGGTTAAACGCAGGTTCTACTTTTAACACAAGAGCTTCATCTATTGGCAATCAAAACGCCACTTTTCAAATCTGGGGTGTGCAGGTTGAGTACGGATCAACCGCAACTCCATTTCAAACTGCAAGCGGTGGAAGCCCACAGGCTGAATTGGCTATGTGCAAGTATTACTACAGCCGTTACACTTCAGGAACTAATTACGGCGTACTTTCAACAGGTATTGCCTCTAATACTGGAACGCTACAGGTTATGTTTCCTTTTCCTACTGGTATGCGTGTTGTGCCAACGGCTGTAGATACCTCAGCGATGGCTAGCTTTTATTTTGAAGGTGGCGCATCCAATGGCAATACGCCTACAACTGTCACAATAGGTACTAATGGCAGCGTTACCTGTGGGCACTTGTTAGTCAATAAATCTGCTGCTTTTGTATCGGGTATGCCTTACTCACTCAATGGTAATAATACATCAACAGCCTTTGTTGGCTTTACAGCGGAGTTATAAAATGGAAATAATTCAAGATTTAAAGACTGGAATAGAAATTGTGTTTATTACAAATAATAACGGCACGACACTTTCTATGCTGCTATCAACCTATGAAACTATCCAAGCAGATGGAGACTAGCTATAACGGCTGGCCTGCATCTAAGGATCAGGCCGAGATAGACATACAGTCTTACCTTGTAACAGGCACAGATCGTAAGCTGCGCTGTGCATCTGCCGTAGCGCCTTTGCTTATTGGTTTTGCCTCAGAGTTTCACCAGCTGATAGAGCCAATAGATGCAGGTACTTTTGATGACTGGGGTTATGCCTACAGAATGGTAAGAGGCAACCCTACAAAACTATCCTGTCACTCATCCGGCACAGCTATAGACCTGAACGCTACAAAGCATCCGCTTGGCACATACGACACTTTTCCAGCAGAAAAAGTACCTATGATCCGCGCCCTGGCTAAAAAGTACGGCCTTAAATGGGGCGGCGATTTTAAGACGCGCCCGGATGATATGCACTTTGAGATCAGTATTGGCCCTGCGAAAGTCGCAGAGTTAATTACAAAACTAGGGCTAGAAAAGAGCAAAAATGAGTGACATACAACAAGCTAACATACCTGCAAGTACAGTAACCCTTTTAGCCTCAGGCGCTCGTACAACAACAGCGGCGGCCACAGCGGTTACAGGTTTTGCAGCGGCAAGACAGTTAGTATTACAACTACAAGTAACTGCAGCTAGTGGCACCGCGCCTACCTTAGATGTAGTAGTACAGGACACAGTAGATGGTACTAACTACAACACCATAGCTACCTTTACACAAAAAACTGGGGTAACACGTGAGGTAATAAGACTAACAACAGCTTTTACAGACAATTTAAGAGTAAATTATGAAATTGGTGGAACGACACCATCTTTTACTTTTAACGTTATTACTTGGGCGGACTCAAATTGAGCGCGCAACTTAAGGCCGCTGCCCTGTCTTATCTACGCGCAGCTGTGTCGTGCGTAGCTGCGTTATATCTTAGCGGCATTACTGATCCTAAAGTCTTGGCCAATGCTTTTTTAGCAGGCCTTATAGGGCCTTTGATGAAGGCTTTAGCGCCTAATGAGAAGCAGATCGGCATAGGGGCTAAGTAAATGGACGCGCAGGCATGGATAGCACTTGTAGTGGGCCTATTGGCTATCCTGTCTGCGCTCTATGCCACGTTACGCTTTCTTGTTAAGTCAATACTGGCCGAGCTGCTGCCGGATAATAACGGCGGCCATAACCTGCGAGGGCGCGTAGATCGCATAGAGGTTAAGGTGGATAAGATTTACGAGATGCTAATAGAGGCTAAATTAGCGCGCTAGCGTGTCGCACTTGTATTTTGTCAGAGGCTAGCCCCATACTATTACTACAAACGCTGAGTGGGCTAACTCGGATAGGAAGCACACTCAGCCTTACGTTAGGGGCTAAGTATGAACAGTTTAGACTTTTTAATAGCATTAACACTAGCTGGCTTAGTGTGTAGTTTTGTAGTTATTGGTTATCAAATTGGCTACAAGCATGGACATGGCGAGGGCTTTTTACGAGGCCGCAATATTGCTAAGGCGCTACGAGATGCAGAGCTTACAAAATGAGTAACTTTTTAGAGGGTTACGAGGACGTAAACGCACGCATTATTCGCATTAGAGCTGAGTATCCTAGCCTGCGTTTAATTGCATATATTGAGGACATAGATATAACAAAAGGTTATGTACTTATCAAAGCTGAGGCCTACAGAGAGTACGAGGATTTAGTGCCAAGCGCTGTAGATTATGCGTATGAGGTGCGATCAGATCGCGGCGTAAACCAGCACTTTTGGGTAGAAAACGCTGTAACAAGCGCCTATGGACGCGTTATCGGGCTGTTAAGTCCAGGCGGCATAGCTCGCAGTACAAAGCAGGATATGGAAAAGGTAGAGGCGTTAGCTGCTAAGGATGTAGCGCCGGATAACAGCGATTTTTGGGCTACAAACCCTGCAGCTGCTGCTATTCCAACCCTGGCTCAAGCTGTAACTACACTAGCTGAGACAATGGGCGCAACAGAGCCAGGTGTGCCTAGCTGTAATCATGGGCCGCGTATATGGCGATCAGGCGAGAAAAACGGCAAAGCCTGGGGCGTTTACGGCTGTAGCGAAAAGGTTAAAGCTAACCAATGCGCGCCATTTTGGTATATGCAGACGAGCACAGGATGGAAGCCTCAGCTATGAGCGATTACGTAGAGCTTACAGACACTAAGACAATGATGGCTACGCTGTTTAAGGATGGCGTAGCTGTTAGCACTTACAAAATGGAGACGTGCGATAGATGCTCAGGCATACGACAGTTTGACAAGGGCGGCTATGTCGTAAGTGATCCAAAAGAAAATATGGTGTGGTTTTGTAAGGAGTGCCGCTAATGGAGATCACTCTTACAAGAAACGAGGAGTTTGCAGCTCATATAGCGGCAATATTTTTAGCACTTAAAAACCCTGATTACTGGACTAGCCGGGATGGTGTCTTTACTGCCGATCAGTCAGGCCTAGACATACACCAGTTTATAGCACAGGATGCACAGAGCATAGGTAGTGAGTGGGCTGTGGCTAAAGCGTTAAATAAAGGTTTTGATCCGTTTTTACAAAAGGGTAAGCGCATAGCTGACGTTGGCGATGATTTTGAGGTTAAATGGACATGGCGCGACTACGGCAAAATGATAATACAGGAGTGGGATCGGATTACAGATAGAGCTATTTTAGTAACAGGCAAGTCTCCACACTACTGCGTAAGAGGCTGGCTACCGATTACAGAGGCACGTAATCCTTTATATAGAGATGCGATACAGCCTAATTGGTGGATACCACAGTCTGCTTTACGGACAATGGCCAGTTTATGACCGAGCCGATCCGCTTTGAGTGCCGTAAGTGCAAAAAGGTCACAGATCAGATAGAGCGCATAGTGACCGATAACCTGCCGCCTAACGTCAAAGTCTTACAATGCACTAGATGTAGCTGTATGAGTGTGTGCTTATTAGAAAGCCATGTAGAGGCCACACAATGACAGAGGACACTATAAAATGTACTAGGTGCGAGAATGATACGCCTGAGTCCGAACTCATAGAGCTTGGATCATGGTGGCTATGTGGGGTGTGCTATGACGATATCTAAGCCTGAACAACCTATGAACAACTTAAAGGTAATACAGATTGTATGCAGCACAGACAGCTGCAAACGTACGCCTACCTGGTATTGCATATTAGATGACACGTTATATTGTAGTAAGTGTGCAGCGCCTATTGGGTCATACGTTAGGCCTATCTATGAGTTATAGCGATCTATGAAACCCTGGGGTCAGCAAAACACAAGATGCCGCATCTGTGGCAATAAAACTACACAAACTTTCGAGACAGCCGGGGTAATACCTAATGACGAGGGCAGCGAGTGGGCCAGGTTCTTTGAGCGTCTGTGTTCTGTGTGTTTGTACTGGTCGGCTTTTATTTATATTGACAATGGAGAAACAAAGGTAATTATAGATGCTTAGTTATCCACAGGGTTATCCACAGGTAAATGTGGAGAAAGCAACACACCGAGGTCAATGCTTGACAGATAAGCCTATGAGATCGTTATACTTAAAATATATAGTATTTTATAAAGATATAAATAAAGATAAAAATAAATATAAAAACATATTATATAAAAGCGTCATAGCTCTGTTAATAGTGATTTTAACTA